GGTTATTCTTAGGCTGTTCCTTGGAGGATATAGTATGAGGTAAGGGGTAGGGAAGGGGAGGGGGGATTTTGCGCTTAAATCGCCTTAAAATCAATGAGTAATATTGACACTCAAAGAAATGCGTAAAAAAATTCAAGAAAAATTTGGCTGTTTGGACATTGCAAAAGACCTTTGTGTAACAAATGGTCTCAAATCGTAACCGACTCAAATTCCAATAAGTAACAAAATGTAACATGGAGAAAGGAGTGTTTGATAAAAAGGAATCTTGCGAATACTGCAAACAAAAAATGGATTCTAAATACAGGAACAAAAGATTCTGTCAGCCAAAGTGTAGGGTGTACTGGAATAGGGAAAATAAAAAGCCGCAAGTTAAACCGGGGGTATTGCTTCAAAAAGAATTACCCCAAAAGCCTGAAAAAGAATTAACGAAACTTGAACTGTTCAAACTAATGAAAAATCAATATGAAAAATAAAGTGGTATCGTAAACAATTAAAACAACCTAAAAAAGATTAATTATGACATCAATAGAAAAACTTTTGACTTCTTTGGGAAAGCCATTGGATGGGAATGAATATGAAATAAAAAACCACAATGGAGAGTGGTGGATAGACCATAAGGCTATAGGTAGCGGAGAACCTTTATTACAATGGTTGGGCAAGTATATTCCCCAACAAGAAATATCAGATGAAAAGATATTGGATGCTGCTGAAGAGCATTCGGATTCATTTTTGAATAGGGGGGTGGCAATGTCTTCTTTTGCAAGGGGATGTTACTGGTATCGTGAACAATTAAAAGGGGATGCATGAAAAAGGCTCTTATTGTAGCGGACTTTGATATCAGTAATAATCAAAGAGTTAAAAGGCAAATAAGTTTTATAGAAAATGAGTATGCGGTAACAACGGTGGTATTAAAATCAAGTCCAAAAACAAAAGAGAAGCTATTCTATTTTTCCCGACTTTATGATAAATATTATTGGGATGAAAAAAAAGTGTGTTTATTGAATCAATTTAAGGATAAAAAATACGACATAGTTATTGCCAACAATATTGAGTCTTTGCCATTTGCCATTAAAATATCGTATAACTCTTTGATTATTTTTGATGCACACGAATACCATCCAGAAGAATTCAATGACAATTTATTTTGGAGGATATTTCATAAGCCATATCTGAAATATTTATGCAAGAAATACATAAAATATTGCGACCTATTTACCACAGTTTCCCAAACTATTGCCAATAAGTACATGGGGCTTTACAATAAAGAAGTATATACTATCACAAATGCAGCCCAATATTTTAACCTGTCACCATACCAAACCATTAGGAAAATAAAGATAATTCATCATGGTGCTGCCATAAGGTCAAGAAGATTGGAGGATATGATAGACATGGCTATGATGCTTGAGAAAAGATTTGAGGTTTATTTTATGCTAACTGGGGATAAGAATTATATTAATCAATTGAAAAGATATGCCTCTAAAAACAAAAACATTTATTTTATCCCCCCTGTTAATAGTGATAAAATAATTGAGTATACAAATATTTACGACATTGCCATATACATATTAAGCCCACGAAACCTTAATCATTTAAATGCTCTCCCCAACAAGCTATTTGAATTTATACAAGCACGGCTTTGTTTGGTTGTAACTCCGAATCCGGAAATGAAAAATATTGTTGAGAAGTTTAGGGTGGGTAGGGTTTGTTCAGATTATAGCCCTAAAACAATGGCAAAAACAATAAATTCAATGAGCATAGAGCAAATAATGAATTATAAAAGAGCCTGCGATTATGCTGCCAAAAAACACAATTTGCAAAAAAACAAAGACATATTTCTTGCACTTATAAAAGATATAGAGAACAATTAAAACAAAGACAATGCAACAAACAGCAATAAGAAAAGCAGTAGAGGAGATAATAGGGTATAAAAACTTTGGGAAAGTGCTTGAAATAGATTTTGTGGTGGTTCTATTGGAGCTTCTTTTGGAACAGGAGGAATACCAAATAAAGCAAGCCTATTTGGATGGCAGGGAAGATGAAGCTAATTCTTCTGGGCTATTTGAAAGGACTGCTGATCAATATTATGACACGAACTTTAACCCTCAAAATTCATAATTTATGACACTCAATGCACTCTTAAAACAACTCCAGAATTCAGAAAAGCCCTATTATAGCAAGGGCGAGATCATTAATTTGGTCGAAAAAATGATTCCAAAGAAGGAAAAAATTGTAGAAAACAATGGCGTAGTTGTCGATCTTGAGAAATATGTTATATCTTACAAAGAGATGTGCAGTACCTTCCCAAGAAAAGTTACCGAACTGACCTATTATTTGATTACTAATCCGGGCAGAATAGTAAAAAGAGATGAAATATTGAGCCAAGTGTGGGGAGATGATGTCATAGTGAGTGACCGGACAATAGATGTCCATATCAGAAAAATAAGACAGGCACTAAATTTTGATTGTATTAAAACAATTAAAGGGGTAGGATATCAATGGAACTAAAACCTAACTATATGCTAGACAAAATCTTGGAATGGTTTCCAGAAGACCAATTTTTAAAAGCTGATGGATTTGATGATGCTATTATTGGATTTGACGAATCCTCTATGAGGCTTATCTATTCAGTAAGCAAGTGCATAGACATTCTTATTCAAGAAGATATGAGCGAAGAGGATGCGATAGAGCATTTTGAATATAATGTTAAATGCGCTTGGGTTGGCGATCAAACCCCTATTTGGTGTACCGATACTTTATAATTATGAGAATAGTTAAATTAGTTCATCCCCAGTTGGGTGTTTGCGCTCAGGAAGTTTCCGATCAGACGGAATCCATAAAAAATAAATGGAAAGCTAGGTATGGAAAAAAATTTAATGAGTGTAAAGTTTTAATAGAAAATGATAAGCCAAAATTTAAAGAAAGAAAAGTCGTTAACCTAATAACTGGGGATATATACGATAGCCCTCACCAAGCAAGCGAAGAATTAGGGGTAAGCATAACGACTATTAGAACGCATTTGAATCGTAACTTGTCACCACAAAGCTCCCATTTATATTTAGTAAAATGGGGATGAAAAAGACCCTCCTAGAAAGGAAGGTCGTGTGGTTGGTTTGTTCATAGGTGTCGATATTTTGAACAGAGCTGCACACTCTTTATGTCAAAATTCACACCAAAGGTAATTTATATAAAATTTGGAATTCACCAACCCTAATATTTAATATTACGGATAGTAATTTTACGACAGAAAGATAAAAGTTACGCTGATTGGATTTCAGCAAGAAAACTTTCAACGATGTGATTTGTTTGAAGACAAAAATCAATCAGCTCTCCTACATCTATAAGCCCTTGTTCAGAGAAGGCAAATCTATCAGAAAGAAAGTATTGGTATGGATGGTGGTCTTCGGTTAGGTCTATTTCGGCAACATAAAATGCAATCCTGTCTTGAGGCATTACCAATGTGGCGTAGATAATAGTGTACAGGCTTCCCTTCCTTAGCCATCTATCTTTTGGGATATTTTTGGGCTTCCCGGTATCGTCTATACACAATGCTATTGCTTCCATTTCAGAAGTAAACCTACACATTTATTTTTGTTTTTACCAACTTCAGCTTTGCTCTAATGTCTATGAGCATTTCTTTCAAATCATCTCTGGTCCACTTGTGAGGCTCTTTGGCTTCTTCAAATAACTGATCGGATAAGCCGGGTGTATCTTTATTTAAGTTTGCTGCGTAACATTCTATGTTCCCGTAATTCATCTGATTGCAATTTTTGCATTGAACCTTTAAGTTCCTTGTATCCCACCTTAGTAACATTGTTCCTCTTGATACGAAATGACCACAATCCGCATCTTGCCAGCGACCTTTCCACGAACAAGTGTAGCATTGCACTATGCCGTTTGCATCAGCATTTTTAATACGGATATATTGGCTCATGGCATCATCCAAATCCTGAATGATATAGCTTCGGTCGTTGTCCTTGTCTTTTACTCTGTCCAGAAGCCGTTTATTGGCTCTTTCGGTCTGCTGCTTGGCTTTGTCGTAATTACGGCACTTGAGGCAATACAATGACTTGCCTACCTTTACGCATTCGGTATTGGAAGCATCACAATTAGAGCAATTGCCAAACTTTGTACGGGGGATCATTTAATTCTTATTCCATAAAAAAATAAATCGCAGTTTTGATACCTTAAACTATATGGACCAAACTCCTCATGTATATTAACTATTGCTTCAAAATCTGTTGCCGATATGTTTCTATAATAATCATTAGTATGTGGACTAGATCCGCTATGTGCTTGCGTAGTTCCATGTTCTGGTCTACCCGTGGAGGCACAAGTCATAATAAATATTCCCCCAATTCTTACTAAACTAATCATTTTTCTTATTGAATCTTTCCAATATTTATCATGCTCTAACATTTCTCCCGTCAATACTACATCATATAAAAAATCAGATTTGTACAAATGAATAGGAGTTATTACATCTACGTTAGGTGCTGGAGCTATGTCTATTCCTGTGTACTGGTAATTATTTATAAAAAACTGTCTGTTATTGCCGTTTATATCTGCGCTACCTACATCTAATACTTTTACATTACTCCTAAAATTCGGAAATGTATTTAATGCTTCATTAATGAAATCTACTTGTTGACCGTGCATAATGATCTTAAATTAAATGGTGATGAATATTTCTCTTTGTGTGGTTCTCCTCCCCACTTAGCTTTATACCTTGATTTGTTTGCTTGAAAACCCTTGAAGATCATGTCCCTGTCTTCGTCAGAAGTGATAGTCGAGTTAATAGTTTGACTTCCTGCTCCATCAACCCCTAGTTCAAATAGTTCTTTGTTGGTATAAATGAAATCCAAGCCAGCTAATTTCATTCGATAATGGTAATCGTTATCCTCATAATAAGCAGGATAAAATCCATCATCAAAGTAACCTACTGTTTTTATGGCAATGTCTGGACGAACTGCGAATAAGGAAAATAAAGCTCCGTGAGTGCCAAAGAACCCGTGAGTAGGATTTTCTTCTGCTAATCTTACAAACTCTTCGATGGCAATAGGCGTTAATTTATTGTCGTCATTCCCAATAATAAGCAAGTGGTCTTTTTCGTCTTTGAGCATATTTAACCCTAAATTCCATGATCCGGCTACGCCTAGGTTATTAGCTGAAACTATTTGCCCCCTTAGCTTACCTAATTTGCCATTTGAGTTATCTATAATTATTATATTGTCTGCTCTTCTCGTTTGATCTTCTTCTGATTTAAGTAATCTTTTAAGCAAATCAAATCTTGACAAAGTTGGTACTAATAATGTGACTTTCATTTTATAGTATCGTGGATTTTTGGTGATTGGACACAAGTTGTTCATGGATTGTCGTGTCTTTTAAGTTATCAAATATAGTTATCCATGCGTCAGCGATATCTTCTTCCCAAGAATAGCAATCTGCATTAAACTTTTCAAATGATATGGCTGCTTTTTTAGACCTGTAAATGTAATCAGACATTAAGTAAATTTGGTAAGATGCTGAATTTACATCTGCCAGTTTACCTACGGTCATAATGTTATTCATAACTAATTCAGTAGGGCATTCAATAAAGTTTGCTTCGCTCTTTGTAAATATCTCAGCACAAGCACTATGATTGGGAACAATTTGAGGCACACCCAATGAAGCCTGCTCTACTGAACACAATCCCCATCCCTCTCCCAAAGAAGTATTTATCCCTACGTCACAGGCATTATAAAGCAAATTCATTTGTTCGTTTGATAGCGAAGGTCTGTAATGAGGATTTTCTAATGGGCAACTTAGTATTAAGTTATCCTGAATGCCTACTCTTTTTGCGTAGTTGTAAACATCAATATAGCAATCCAATATGGCGCAATGCATATAAAGATAGGAATCAACCTTGGCTGTTTTTAAATAATGAGCAAAAGCCCTTATAGTTATGTCTAATTTTTTTCTTGGCTGATTACGATTAGCATTTAATACAATGAAAGCATCATCATATTTATCAGTACCAAAGGCTTCTCTGCGTATTGAGTTCTTGTCTTCTATTTTATAATAATGTTGCCTGTTTATGCCGTGAGGTATTATGCTGATTCGGTCTATTATTTCATCTGCAATTTTTCTGTCTGCAAAATCACTACGCATAGCTTCTGCTGCTACATCCTTTGCAAACTGAGTGTAGGTTACTATGCTTGAAACAATGTCCATGTGCTTATACCAATGTCCCATGTGTCCTTTGGCATCTACCGGGAAATAGATAACTATTTTTGGTAGCTTCTTTCTGCTCTTTTTTATTGATTCCAATATTTCGTCAATATTCCAGATATCGTTTATGATAAACAACGTGTCGAAGCTGTCAATCAATTCTAATATCTTATTGATTGCCCATCTATCTTCTTCCGGATTGGGGTTGCCCATAAATACCACTCCATTTGTCCTAAAAAAGTGATTGTGCTTACGGCTGTAATCAACTATTGCTACTTCGTTGTTGTGCTTTAGCATATCAGCTATGTTCTCACATACCGTAGCAAACCCTGTTTGAGTTAGGTACTCTGAACTAATCAATATTTTGTTCATGTGCTTCTGTTTTTGGTGACGGCAAAATTGTTACTTTTTCAAATACTCTTAATAATCCGGCAAGTTCAATTATTTCCTTGCCCATCTCAAAGAGGGTTTCATTTGACATACAGGCATGGTTCAATTGACCAATAAAAAGGATCTTTTCCTTTGGCGACATTTCAAGATAGCTTTGGCAGACCATTGGGTTGATTTTATGGTTAAAAAAATTCTTTATTCCAATCTATATCTGTTCTCTGTGCAGAAAGCTGTTGTTGTACTGGCTGTCTTTTGTTGTGCCATGAATGAATAGGGTCTATTGGCTGTCCTGCATCCTCTAATCGCTCAATAAATCCGCACCCTTGACTATACATTTCAAACTTTACGGGTTGCTCTAGCGGTGTTGGCTTGCCTCCGGTTTCGGTATCCTTTATTTTACGCACATGGACTTCAGTTACCATCCAATCGGTTGGATGCTGAGTCACCCTGTGAATGGTCAGAAAATCGTCTGCCTTGTTTGCTACTTTTTGTCCTCCTTCTGTATCGGCTTTATTCGGGGCAAGTGGGTACTTCTTTTCCCCGTCCTTGGCTCTTGCTGCTGCGGTGACTGCATGGTGATTAATTATCCACCCAAAGTTGGTCTGCTGACCGTATGCCTTCATTTCGCTCAATGCTTCGTAATGGTATTCGTGGGTAGATAATTTACTGAATCCGCTCAGGTCTATTTTGAGCGAGTTATATGGGTCAACCATGCAGCACTTGAGGTCGGGGTATTTATCCCTTGCCTTCTTTGTCATGTTTATGATGTCCTTGTAGTTAAATAAATCTTCCTGAGCTTTGATAATCTTAAAATGAGATTCTATAAACTTTTTGGCTTCCGCAATTTCCGTGTCGTTCAACCTTACCTTACCTGTTAATGGCTTCCCCCAATAGTATTGAATCAAGGCTCTCATGCAGCTACCAATGCTGTTTTCGGATGAAAAGATAAGAAATTTCCAGTCGTGGTACATTGCGGCAACCAATTCAAGCCACCACAAGAACTTTGTTTTACCTACGTTATCAATCCCGTTTACCATCAAAAAAGATGCCTCTTTGAACCTGAAGTGTTGGTCTAATGTTGGCGATCCTGTGGTCAATCCCTGCTTTAGAGTTCCATCAATTACACTTTGGATATAGCCATCATAATCTTCGGGGGTGGCTAAGAAACTCAAATCGTTATCATCTACCTTAATTCTGGATTGGATTACCCTTGTGCTTTGATATTCTTTTTTGGGAGCGGCTTCCTTCTTCTCTCCGTAACCCATATCAAGCAATCGCCTTGATGCTTCAACAAAATCGTCATTGCATTCCAACTTAGCGAAGACAGCATATGGCAGGTATGCCTTCTGTGGCTCAAATTCTGATGAAGTAGTGAACACCGAAAACCAATTCTTTTCGTGGTTGTAATTGCCCGATGTCTGTGCGCTCGTCTGTCCGGGACGAAGAAACATCGTCTTGTTGCCCTTGTTCCCAACTACTTTCCACCCGTAACTCTGCAATAGTTGGACTACATCCCCCCTCTCGTTATAGTCATCAAATGGAGAAAGCCCCTTTGTCTTTTCTATTTTGTTTGACTTTGGAATTACTATCTCTTCAAATACTGAATTAAACTCCCGTGCTATAGAATGCAGGGTTTCTCTTTCTTCAATAGTAATTTCTGTAATGGAGCATATATCTCCGAATATAACTTCGTAGCCGGGCGAGGGGGCAATGACTATCTGTCCCCCGAACCCACGGGTTTCCAGCAATACCCTAACTGTGTCGTTCTCCTTGGCTTTTTTAGCCACCCTAATAGCCTCTGCATCGTCCTTCCCACTAATTACTTGCGCCTCGTAGGTCTTATTGTAGGTGTCCGTCCTTTCTGCTTCTGTAGTCGGTCTGTTCGCTAGCTTGATATTCCCCTCAATCTTATCACAACGATAGATAAAATGATACCCCCCGTTCTTGGTCTTTTGAACGACAAGTTTCTTTAGGAGATTAGGTTGTACTGCGTTTACCGCCAACTTATACTGCTCAAACAACTTGCCATCCAAGGAATACTTTTGGTCAATGTCAATGACCTCTACATTACCCGAAGGAGTACCGCAAACCAAGCCTACCCCCCAACAATTAGACAGGTCGTATTTGGTTATGGCGGTCTGCCAATTCTTGACTTGAGGGATCTTCTTTTCGTTTACCGGGATAAACTGGAGTCCCTCTAATTCGTTCAGATTTTCGTAGTTATTCGTACCCATTTAAATCGTTTTCTAATTTTCTTATTAGGATTTTTCTGTAGTTCATGTACATGGACAAAACCTTAGCGATGTACATAACCGACAGCTCAGGGGAGTGGCTGTAGATTATTTCCTGCTCCATGCCCGAAGGATATTTTAGCCCAATCTCACAATTTAGGTGGAAAGCGAGCGTTATCTCCTTATCTGTCAGTTCGGCAAACCCGAATTGCGTAAGATGCGTTTTTAAGGCATTTAAAAGCCCGATTTTATTTTTTTGGATAGGATACCCACAAAGGGCAGAGATCGTGTCTAGAATCGCCTCTAATTGATCCACAGAGGCATCGCTGATTAAAACTCCATCTGACAAAGCTGAATAAACCCTTTCGTTAAAAGGGGAGAGGGGGGTCGATTTCTCCTTCAGTTTTTCCAAGGGATACTCCCGCCCCCGAATTGTGATTGACTTTTCCATTTTTTTCAAATTTTTCGTTTTTTTCAGAATTTTCTCCCATAGGTCTAACTATAGAACTTTCTGTAGATAGAGTATTCTCTTTATCTAATAGTACTCTATACATCTTATTGCTTAAGGGGGGCTGCAAGGGTGGCTTAAGGGGGACTTTTTTTTCTCCCGAAATTGTCTTCAAATATTTCTTCCTTTCCATGCCTAATTTGCCCATTTCTGACAAATACTTACGCTCCTGCTTATGGTCAAGAACTCTCTGGGAATAATAGACACCTTTTTCCTCAAAAAATAACCCAACAGTTATACAAAATTTAACTACTTCAGTAAGCCTCCCCTTATCTACCCCAAAGCCAAGCGATAGCCCCCCTATAAGGGTGGCTTTAAGCCCCCCACAATTATTTTCGGACATAGATTCAATTAGCATCCAGTAAATACCGTAGCCTTCTGCTCCAAACTCCGATCTTAATTCAAGGATTTTTTCGTCATTTTTGGCGTTGTAGTCGTGCTTGAACCAATAGGCATTTTTAGACATAGCCAATATATTGAGCCTGTTCCGACATGGTTGCTAAAGAATCCCAATACGAGGAGAGGAAATCGCCATGCCGGAACAAGCCGTTAAAAAATCGGTAAATATTGAAAATTGAACATTATTGAGATTCTTTAGCAAGCCAAAGATAGGAAGTTTTTTAATACTCCAACTTAAACTTCAATCTTTTTTCAATTCTCCGTAATTCTTCGTTTTTGAAAGGCACTTTACCTGTCATTCTCATGCTTAATTCAGTTTCAGGGATTTTAACTTCAAAAGATAACCAACGCCTAGTACGCCCGTCTAATGCGGCTTCTATTTGTTCTGTGATGGATGCTTTAACCTTAGCCATAATGGTTTTTTGTTCGGCAAATATAGGTCTGTAAAATAAAAAAAAATATTTTTTTAAAAAACTTTAGTGATTAGATTTGCAAAAAACCTAAAAGCATGAGCAACAAACTTCCCGACACTTCCATCGAAGCGTATCACATGATGACGGATGATTTGCTGTCCGAACATCACAAAAAGATTATTGAAGCATTGACCATCCTTAAAAAAGCAACGGCAGAAGAAATAGCCGAACATATTGGATGGGATGACAAAAACAGAAGCGCAAGGCGAATGAGCGAATTGGAGAGAGAGCAGATAGTATATAAGCCGGGAGAGAAAAGAAAAACCAAGTACGGCAGGAATGCCTATGTATATGAGTTAGTAAAGAAGCAGACTATTACTCCATTTGAGCCAAGAAGTTATACGCAAATAGAAATGTTTTGAAACGGAAAAGAGAGCCAGATCCGGTAGTTCAAACGCAGTTCAATGATATGGACAAGATATACTTCTATGTCAGAAGACATACTTTGATATATCCGATACCTTACAGGTGGAAGTTGGATTTTAATAAGATGCAAAAAATAAAAGCCCTCACAAGGAAGGCTTTTAAATGATTGTCAGTCGGAATTAAGCACCGCTTGCGATCAGAGTACCGATAGCAGCATTTGTGTAATACACAGGCTGAATCGGACTTGGCGCAGTCGGAAGCAGTTGAATCTGAGTAACACAAGTCACACCCGAATAGGAGGTGGGTGGAATGGTCCTCAAAACAACTTGACTGGCAGGGAAGCCCATAACTACGCCACTTCCCCAATCATTTTGGTTTGCACCATAAATGGTAGCAGAAAAAATGTTTGCCATTTTGATTTGATTTTAGAGTGAAAGAATGATTGTTAGATTGTAAAGATAGGTAAATTAAATGTCTTTTAATAAACGAACAGAAAACCCAAATTCCTTTGGATAATTAGTTTGAAATATGTCATTTGAATCGTAGCGAAAATTGAAAGTTTCACCTGCACCTCCCGTATCGGTGTTTAGCCACCATACACCCCAAATTTGCAAATCAGTAAAACCACCAGTTTGCCTATATCCTCCACCATATCCTGAAAACCCAGTCGAATTTGTTGCTCCAGTATTTGGAGCAATCCAATAAGTTAAGCCAGTTTCTTTTAAAGACCCACCTGTTCCAATTAAACCGCCAAGACTAGTTTCCAAAACAGTAAAATTGCTTAATGTTGGAACTTTCCAACCTGTTGGAGCAAAACCACGAATATCATTCACGGCATACCAATTGTACAATTTCCCATAAATAGCACCATTTGCCGAGTCGTTGTCATAATAACACCACGCAGGAGTACTTAGTGCATCCCAAGCTGCCTGATCTTGAACTTCTGGTATTGGATCGCCGTTTTGGAAAGTTGTTCCATCCCAATTTTTTGTCATCCAAATTTGGCTTCCAATATTTACAGAAGGGAATCCAGAAGAATTAGATGCAGTAATTAAATCAGAAACTATTTCGTCAGTATAATAAATTTGTTGAATTGGGCTTGGGGCAGTTGGGAGTACTTGAATTTGAGAATTACATATGATTCCTGAATATTGAGTAGGCTTAATTCCCTTAAATACTACATTTTTAGTAGGGAATCCCATTTCTACTCCGGAAGGGTCATTCCAATCGTTACCATTTGCTCCAAAAATAGTGGCACTAATTATATTAGCCATACTTCAAAAATAATTAATTTTAACAAAAAAAATGGTCTTTGAACCAAGAAATCCCATCCCCTGCGTAACTCCATTAGGAGATGCGTATATTCTTTACATAAAAACAAATGGTTTTTTGGAGAACGATGAAGTAACTTGCGTATTATTTAAGGATGGATGCATAAAACATTTTACTACTGAGCAGATTAAGATCTGGCACAACGGAACTTACAAAATCAAAAAACAAGCCAATGAATAACAAGCACTTCGTAATCAATCCGAGCAAAGCAAAAATTTCAAAAAAAGATATTGCAGACATAGAATTTAGGCATCAAAGCGAACTCAAAAAGCAAGCAGAATCAGTAGAAAAACTTAGCGCAGAAAAAATTAAGCAAAAAGTAGGGTTGAAGCATACTCATGGGAGGGTAATTATTTCCGTGGACATGGAGAGCAAAAACTCACACACTTTCCAAAATGGGCAAAAGATATTTATAGGACGGCAATTTAATAACTTTAATAGGAGAGAAACGCATCCTGTGAATGCCTTTGTTATAGATGCAGAGAACATTCCTGCCGGATCGGAGATACTGATTCATCCTAATTCTACCCAAGATTCATATAAAATTTTTAATTTTGATGACGAGCTGAGTGATGTGAGGTATTATTCAATTCCTGAACAGGAGTGTTATTTATGGAAAGATGGGGAGAATTGGATGCCTTTGAAAGGGTATGCTACCGGGCTTAGAGTTTTCGTTCCTTACAAAGGTATAATTGATGGGATACCAAACGACTTAATTAAAAATGTACTGTATATCACTTCCGGAGAATTTAAGGGTAAAGTAGTTCAAACTCTAAAGTCTTGTGATTACGAGATAATATTTATGGGAGCAAAAGGAGTTGAGGAAAGAGTAATTAGGTGCAGACACTTTGAAGATGAATGGAACGAAAGAGAGGAAATAGTAGGAGTAGATGAATATTTAACAGAACAGGTAAACAAAGGAGAATTATTGATTGGAATATCAGAAGATAAATCTAAAACATTAATACCATGCCAGTAAGCCCAATATTAGCAGCAAGAACTCCACAAATAGACAAAAATAAGTTAAGGCAAGATTGGAATACTTATGTTGATTGGTTAGAATCCAAAGGGTTAAAAGGTAGCAAAACATTAGATGTTGGGGATACGCCCGAAACAAATGAGGGTATGAAGAAGGTTAAAGAATATGCTAAATTATTTCCTAATTCTCTAGTTAAGCCTGAGAACGTAAAAATAATTCAGCAAGAGTTTATAGATTTAAGAGGTAGAATGAATAAAGATGTTAGTGAGGGCAGGGCTTCTATGGAAACCAAACAAGATATATTTCCGGGACTATCTACAGCAGATGAAAAACCCGGTAGTAAGACAACAAGTTTTAAGTTCCCAACAGGAGCGGTTAAATTGCCTAGCGGTGAAGTTATAAAAACTGGATTTGTAACAGTAGATGAAAATTTTCAAAATTTAGATCCGTCATTAAAGCAAGAAATAAAAAACGCTCAAAAAGCGGCTTTTGATCAGGCAATGACAACACAGAAAAATAAAGCCAAATTATCAGTTAAGAATCCAAAAGTAACCACGCAAACACAACCAACACCGCCCATTCCTCCTACTGCTGCAATAAGACAGCCTATGGTTCAAAAAGCAATACAAGACTTGGGGCTAGAGATATATGGACCAAGTGGCAGTCTAATTGGATTTTTGAAGGACGGACAATTTAGCGAAGCATCTGGAGATTATATAAAAGGTATAAATAAAGGCGACTTGGAATTGCTACAAGGAGATACCAATAAGTTAAACGACTATTTGAAACAAGCTACTCAAGGCGTTGCAAAGCCTTATGTAAGACCAATGCCTAAATAAATATATATGCCCGAATCCATCGAACAGCTTTTAAAGAAAATTGAACTTTACGAACAGAACGGTATTGCAAAGCTGTACTATAGTCTTAATAGAAAAGCCAATGAAATGGCAGATTTGCTAAATAGAATTGATCTTAATAGCATAGCCCTTGACGATCCAAAAGACAAGACATTTGAGAGGATGAAGATAGTATGGAACGATGCTTCAAACATATCAAATGCCATATCTGCGTTAGGTATAGCAGGAGGTGTTACTGGGGACGAAGAAAAAGATGTAAAAACAAAGCGGAATATTACGACACCTGAAAGCATAGCCAACCAATTAGGAGATAACAAAGCACAGGATGTATAATCAAATTGATGGAGGCACAATCATCAACATTCAAGGGTTAGATTGCTCTATACCACCCGAAGGGTATGTCTATAATGTTGCCACAAAAAAGATTGAGTTCAGAGGCATATACACAAGGTCTAGCAATATATCTGAACAATATTGGGAGAGAGTACCTCTCCCTTCTTGGTATAAGGAGGTTGTAAAAAAAGAAGAGAAATACGAAAAGGCAAGAAAAGAAGATGACCCAGATTTCTACGATGAGCAATTAGAGGACTACAAAAGGCAAGAGTGGGACAGGCGGCTGAATGGGCATTGGTTTATGAACAACGGTAAGCCAACCTACATCACCGGAAGCCATTATATGTATATGCAATGGTTTCAGATTGACATTGGCTATCCCCGATTCCGTCAACCTGACCTTGAATACTTCTACTTCCTGCAATATGTTATCGAAGACCCCAACTGTATGGGGATGCTTGAGGTAACAAAACGCCGCTTCGGTAAAACTTTCCGTGGCGGTCTGTTCCTTTACGAATACATTACTAGAACTAGGATGACTAATGGTGGCATCCAAAGTAAGACGGGTAATGACGCTAAAAAAGTATTTGCCAAGGCGGTTATTTCTCCGTTCAAAAAGCTACCCAAATTTTTCCGTCCAGAATACGACATGAGCCTTGGCGTAACGCCCAAGTCAGAGATTAGATTTCAAAAAACTAACGTAAGAGGGAAGAAGGCAGAGGACAACTTAGATAAAGAGGAGTTGGGGTCAATGATTGACTGGGGTAGTGCCGATACCATACATTATGATGGTCAAAAACTGCACAGATATTTCGCTGACGAATGGGGGAAGACGGTAGAAGTAAATATATACGACAGGCACGAAGTTATACGATATTGTTTGCTTGATGACGAAGGGCGAATAATAGGCAAGGCTCTTTACAGTAGCACGGTAGAAAAATTGGATTCGGAAAAAGAAGGGGTGCAGGAAGCTGCAAAAAGCCTTTGGAATGATAGCGACCAATTAAATAGGCAGGAAAACGGCAGGACTCCTTCGGGGCTATATCGGTTTTTTATGTCTGCCGACCGGGCAAAGAATTTTGATCTATATGGATTCCCGGACATAGAAAAGACAATAAAAGAAATATTAGCGGATAGGGAGTCAGTAAAGCACAACCTTCGATCCCTATCAAAGCGTATAAAAAAAGAAGCAAGGACTATTGAGGAGGCTTTTAGCGTAGATGGGGAGGACTGTATATTTAATACGCAGAACATAAACAAGCAAATAGCCTACCTAAAGCAAAACCCTATAAACAGATTCAGGTACTTGCATTTTTATAGGGATATAGATACGCAGAAAGTAAAGTGGAGGGATATTGATCCGACTAAAACAGACCTTTGTTGGAAGGTATTAACGCTACCCCCAAAGGATCAGGACAACAAGTTCAAGATGAACAATAACCTGAGAATGCCTACAAGGGCAGGGGTTGGCGTAATAGGAGTGGATGGATATTCTAATACACAAGGGGGCAAGGAGTATGGCTCAAAGTTATCTGGGTGGTATTTTATCAAATTTGATATAAATGACCCTGAGAATACGGGCATATTTGCAGGACACATATACGGCAGACCAAACGAAAAGGAAGATATGTACAATCAGATTCTACTTTGCGCCGAGTATATGAGCTTCCCGGTTTACTTTGAATTTGTGTCAGACGATTACTATACCTATTTCAAAAATAGGGGCAGGGTGGGGTATTTGGGGCGATTCCCGAAAAACTCGATAGACCCGGTCAAACTGAAGAAGGACAGGGTAGATAGGCACTTTGGTTTCCCCACCACCGAGTTTGCCCTGACCAAACAGAATGATGCAATGATTACCTATACTGAACACCATTCTGATAAAATCTATTACGAGGAGTTGCTAGAAGATTTGCTGAAATTTAGACCATATAAGCGTACCCCTTCGGACAGAACGGTAAGCGCAATGATTACTTTGGTGAGCAGTTTAGAGCCAATCCCTGTAGAAAAAAGCCCTACCGTGCCTCTAGTTAAAGTATATCCGTTAGGGTATTCAGTTGCTCCTTAATTCAAAAAAAAAATTCTTTAACTGAAAAATAATATATTTGGGGTAATTTTAAGTACCATTTATGCAAAATACCGGAACTATATTGAAGGAATTTCAATTAAATGATTTGTCAATAAAAGATAAATCAACTGATGAGTACGGTATCAAAGTTTCCAAATACATAGATTCAACAATAGGCGGCGGCATAAGTTCTTACTATTGGACAAGAAACAACAGGTACAAACTTAATCGTAACTCTGCAAATGGCAGGGTGAACATGGCTAAGTTTCAAGACCTTTTGGATTTCAATGGCAAAACAAATTATGCTAACATTAACTGGCAATCAATTAGGATTGTAAATAGAATTATATCAGGCTTGGTAGGTCGTTGGATGCAACGCAGCGAAAAGATACAGATACAAGCCGTAGATAACCTTTCCCAAAAACAAAAGATTGACGAGTACAACGAATTGGAGTTTTATATTGCCAATCGTGAATACTTACAGAAGCTGCAAGAGATAAGCGGTGAGCAGGTTATGCCTCAGCAAGAAATCCCTGAAACTAAGGAGGAGCTTGACCTGTGGGTTAAACAATTCCAAAGGCTTCCAGAAGAAATTCTTTATGAAATGGGAATCAACGATGTGCTGCAAAGCAACGGGTGGTTCGATGTTTTAAAAGATAAAATGCTTCACGATAGTGCTGAGTGTGGATTTGTAGGCACTTATACTTGGATGGACAAAGAGGGAGTAATTCATGTTGATTGGGTGAAGCCCGAAAATGCTATATATAGCTATTCAGAACATAATGACCTCCGTGATACATCTTGGAGAGGACAAGTAAAGGCATTAAAAATTAGCGAACTCCGCAGACAATACGGCAAAGAGTTCGGAGGCAAATTAACCGAAGAAGAGATTTGGAATATAGCCGCAACTGCAAAAGACTTTCAATACAACGATAAACTTCGGTGGGATGTGAATTGGAATGTTACCATGTTCCGTCCTTACGATGAATGGAATATTGATGTGCTTGACTTTGAAATAAAGTCAGTTGATAGCGAACCATACACCGTAGTTACTACTAAGGCTAATAAAAGCACGATAATTAAGAAGGGCAGACAGCCCAAAATGGGCGATAACGAAGAGTTAATAGAGGATACCAAATATAATATCTACCGAGGCGTATATGTAAGGACTATCGGCGTTCTTTTGGAGTGGGGATTGAAGACTAATATGATTCGCCCACAAGACCCAAGGGAATCGGGCAATGCGGAGTTTTCTTACTCTTTCTATATGTATCAGAACTATAGCCTGACAAACATGGCTATCCCTGAGAAGATAGAAGAGCCTTCCGATCAAATGATTTTGGCAAGGTTGAAGATGCAGCAGTTGGTAGCTAAAATGCGACCCACCGGGGCTTTGATAAATTGGGATGCCCTGCAATCAATAGACTATGGGTTAGGCGATGCCAATAAGACGATAGATGTTATGAAACTCTACGATCAGACGGGTTCGCTGTATTATAGGGGCAAGGATGACGAAGGAAACCAAATTCCAGTACCTGTTACTGAGTTGGCTAACTCCGGCTTCCTTCCCCAAATGCAAGGTCTTATTCAATTATATCAGTTCCACTATTCTGTTTTAAAAGACGAATTAGGGGAAGATCCAAATTTGAGCGCACAGGCAGCAACGCCAAGGGTAACCACAGGTAACATTGAAACTGCCCAACAAGTAGCCGCCAATGCCACGGACTATATGTACGATGCCTATGTGGAGTGCATGAAGCAAACGGCAAGGAAAATCTCCTGCCTACTTCACAAATCGGTGACATTTGGGGCAAAGGCATATAGGCACTTATTGAAGCAAGAGGATGTACAAACACGGATATTCAATACCGATGTAAGGCTTTTGCCAACAGGTCAGGAGATAATGATGCTTGACGCTAAAATGAACCAAGCCTTGGCTTCTAACCCTCAATTTGCGATGTACATTGATACATTCAAGATTTTGAGAATTGCAAAGGAAGATGTTAAATTAGCGGAAGAATATTACAGGATTTCGATGAAGAAGATGCTTGAAACCCAACAGGCTCAGGCTCAAATGAATCAACAGCAGACAATCCAAGGGCAGATAGCAGCAGCGCAAGCAGCAGAAGCAGAGAAGCGGAAGACTTTGGAAATGGACTTGGCAATCAAGAAGCAGATAAGCGATATGCAGACTGCCAATGACTTGAAAAAAACGATGATTGCAGGGCTGTTTGGGATTTATCAGAAGGGGCTGCAAGTCCCACAAGAATTGAAAGCCTTAGAGCAAGAGGTATTACAAAATATAGCGTTACCTTTATTTGCGGAAAACATGGGCAACGAGGCAGCTATGGCTCAGGGTATGCAAGAGGCTCAAATGCAGCAACAAGAGGGAATGGAAGAGGGGCAAGAAGAAATGCCGCAAGAAGAGCAAATGCCCGAAGAACAAGTCCAAGAAGAACAAGTAGTACAATAAAAATTAAATATATGCCATACAAAAGTAAAGCTCAGGCTGCTTATTTTAACATCAACAAAAAGAAATTAGAAAAGCAAGGAGTAGATGTGGATGAATTTAACAAAGAGTCCAAAGGCATGAAACTGCCTAAAAAAGTAAAACTATCCGTTAAAAAGAAAAAATAAAAACTATGGCAACAGTAACAAATACAAAAGATTCCCAAGCCTTGAGGGGGCAAGCAGCAATTGTAACGGTTGGCGCAAGTGATATAGCAGCAATGCAACAATTTACCGTAGGAGAAACCGTAACCTGCGATGGGGGAACTACACTTGGCACAATCCATTCTATAGATTTTTATGGAAATTCTTTTAAGGTGTCACCCATTCAACCCAATTTGACTTTTGCAACCGCCCCCGGCTATCTTGAATCAGGAGAAACAGTAGAAACATATAACCCATAAAATAATAAAAAAATGTTAGCACAATATTTAGATTTAGCTGAAGAAGCAAATGCAAATAGTAATACAGTAGTAATTGATGTAAGTAATTATGACTATTGCCTAGTACAGCCTATTGGGGCAGCGGCATCTTTTCAAAGTACAATAGATAGCGGAGCGATACAAGGGGTTAGTGATGGGAGCGCAGTTTCTGCGGCAAATTTTGTAGATGCATACGGATTAAGAACAAATGGTGCAACTTCAACAAGTCTTAATACTGGTGTAGCAGATGGCGGTATTATCAAATTCAATGTTGTGGGCAGATACATAAAAATTACTTGTGATGATGATGTATCTAAGTTATTGGTAATGCTAACTAAAATATCATAAAATGACTCCAGAAGAAATAAGAAGCAAGCTGTTTTATTTTTCAGATGCCGCCCATGTATTCCACCACGATACAAGGTCTTTTGCAGAACATGGTGCATTGGGTAAGCTATACGAAGGCTTGCTTGAGTTTAGGGATGACATTCCTGAACTTTTGATGGGATATATGAATGGCAAAAGGCTTGGTAAAGTAAAGGTTGGCGATATTCCTGCATATAGCCAAGATGCACTAACCGATATGGTGAAAGAAGGACTGAAATTTGCCTATGAACTTGAGAAGTTTGCAGAAGATAAAAACTATTGCGACATATCAAATACTGCTCAAGAACTAAGCGGTCTTTTTGCCAAGACGCAATATCTACTTACACTTAGCTAAAAACCAATAAATATATGTCGGAACAAGCCACAACAGAACAAGCCACACTAGACCAAGCGAATCTATCCAATCCGTTTTCAGAACAAAATTGGGCAGAGCCGGAAGTAAAAGAAACCGGATCTAACGAACAATTCCAACCCCAACAAGAACAAGAGCAACAGCAAGAAGAGGCTGATGAAGAAATTTATGATGCTAACGAATACCTAAAGCAAAAACTAGGATTTGATGACTGGGACACGGCTGCATCGGAAATTGAGCAACTTAAAAAGTCTAAAGAAAGTTCTTCATTAAAGTTTGAAAACGAAGAAAGCCGGAAGTATTATGAATACGCAAAAGAGCAGAAAGAGGATGACTTGTTGGCTTTCTTGCAAGAAAAAAAGAAAATAGAGAAGTTGGCAAATGCCGACATCAAAGATGCAAATACAGCCGCTGAGATTATCAAGCTGAGTATGTATCAAAAGAACAAGGAATTAGAGCAAGACGAAATTGAGTTCCTGTTTAAGGAGAAGTTCAACATCCCCGAAAAACCGGAACAAAATTACGATGAACTTGATTCAGAATACGAACAAAGGGTAGCGAATTGGGAGAGCAAGGTTAATGAGATAGAGAAGCGTTTGGTTATTGAAGCCAAACTTGCAAAGCCCGAATTGGAGAAAATCAAAAGCCAACTCGTTTTGCCTGAAATCTCTCCAAAACAAAGTACCTTTACACAAGAAGAAATAGAGGCGCAAAAGAAATATATTAATGACTTTTTCGTTTCTGCCAACGAAGTTGTCAATTCGTTTGATGGGTTTAGCGCAACAGTAAAAGACGAAGGAGTGGATTTTAATGTTGCTTATACACCTTCCCAAGAAGAAAGACAAATAGTTACAGAACAACTGCGTGAATTCGCCGAAAACAATCTAGATGCCAATGTAATTTTTGCCCAAAGATGGGTAAATGACGATGGTACTCTAAACACAAAGCAGATGACGAAGGATCTTTTTCTGCTTCAAAACGAAGGCAAAATCGCTCAGAAGTATGTAAACGATGCTGCAAACAAGAGATTAGCAATGCACCTAAAAAAGCAAAGCAACATCAATTTAAGCAGCACAAATAGCGGCACATTTAGCCCCAATAATCAACAATCCGAAATGGATAAATTGGCGGCGGTAATGTTTGCTAAATAAACCATTTATTAATCATTAAATTTTAAAATCATGGCTGGTATCCCAACCTCAAATATCCTACAGCCGGGTGCAATTAGTAACCCGTATGTACAACGGCAGTTGATCTCC